TGGCGCGAAACGGAAATTCGTGAAGGCCAAGTCCAAGGGGGCGAAAAAGCCGACCGGGACTCTGAAGGAATCTGATGACGAATCTGAAGATGCGAAGGAAATGCACCAGATGATCATGCAGATTCTGACCAAGAACGACACGCCCGATGACAAGAAAGCGGATGAAATTGTTGCCATTTTAACTGGTGAAGCAGGGGATTATGACATGGAAGCGCAAGAGAGCGTCCAGGAAGAAGCCAAAGTTGAGGAAACTCCCGTAGCGGAGAGCGAGGAAGTAAAGGTCGAAGAAGGTGCTTCGGCCAAGATGTGCGAGAAGTGCGGCGCAAAGATGGAATCGATGGATGAGGAAAAGCCGGACGAGGATATGTCCGACGAGGAAGAAGAAAAGAAAGCCATGAAGGAATCCATCGATCCTTCAGCCGAACTCGCACACTACAAGACCAAGGATGCCATCCGTACTCTTTGCGAGTCCAACGGAGTCGAGTTTGAAGAGTCTCTGGTTCAAGACCTTGGTGGTCTTAACCCGGAGTCCTTGGAGCGGCAGATCAAGCGGATTGCCGCTGCGAATCTCGCCGCGAAACCGAAATGCTCACCCACCCAGGCTACCTTCCAGGAGTCGAAAGAGGGTAGCAAGAAGTTTCCCGAAGGTGATTCCTTGTTCCGTTGGTTGGCAAACTAATTACGAAAGGGGTATAGACGATGGGAACTGCTTTTGGTGGATCGAAGCTGTACAAGCCAGCTTCCGATACCGTGATGAACCTCCCGAGCGCGGCATCCACCGCTATCAGCGTTGGTGATCTGCTGTTCTGGGACACCACCAACAAGGTGCTGAAACCCTTCGACCAGTATGTGGCAACCGGCACGGTTAACACCGACCAAGCTGCCATCCGCGCCGTCTTCGCTGGAGTGGCCCTCCAGGGCAAGCTTGCCGCTGATACCTCTGGTGGTTATCCCGCCTTCAACGGCGAGGGCATCACCTTCACCCCCGATGCTCTTTACGAGGCTGATTGCGCCGCTGCCACTTTCGAGCCTGGCGATCTGGTTGCCGCTTCGGTGACCGCCGCTGCCGGGGCCGGGAATGTGGCTAGCCAATCCCTGGTGAAGACCACCGATGCCGGTGAGGCCCTGGGTTATGTGGTGGAGCGTTATGCCAGCAACACCACCAAGGTTCGCGTCAGGTTGATCGGGCGGTGGTCGCCCTACAACTTCGCTGACTACAACAACACCACCTCCGTCTAACACGAACCAATAAGGGAGAACCAGAGCAATGAATGTGATCAAGCTTCGTGACCTGTTTGAGTCCCGCTCCAAGGAGACCAATGGTCGCTGGCGTTTCCTGACCGAAATGCGCCAGGGTCTTGGCCTTTGCGATAAGGACGGCAACGAGAACCGCGACTTCGCCGGGAATCTGGTGTTGAAGGATCGGGCCTTGCGTCCCGAAAACTTCAGCCTCCAGGAACTGGCCGAGGCGATCATCGGGCCTAGCTGGCGGCAGCTTTTCAGCCCCGATTCCCGTGCAATGGGCCAGTACACCGCTGCCCGTTCCATGATGGAAGCGAATGGCTACGCTGGCGACAAGCGGGCCTTGGTTGAGGCGACTGGTTTCGGCCTCGATCCTTCGGCCTTCCTCAACATCAACACCTTCACCAGCATCGTTGGTGGCCTGGTCGAGGTCAAGATTCTGGAAGCTTTCCAGAACCCTGCCTTGATTGCCGACCGTCTGATGCCTGTTGAGTCCACGAAGCTCAACGGTCAGAAGGTGATCGGGGTGCAGAACATCGGTGACCGCGCCAAGAAACGCGCCCCCGGTGAGACCCACACCCGCGCCCAATTCGGTGAGAGGTGGATCACCACTCCCGAAACCCGTGAGAACGCTCTGGCTATTGATGTTCTGAAGGAGACCGTCTTCTTCGATCTGACCGGCCAGGTTCTCCAGATGGCATCCAGCGTTGGCGAAGAACTCGCCTACCGCAAGGAACTGGAAGTCATCGACGCGGTTCTGGGTGTGACCAACCCGTTCATCTACAACGGGACTGGTTACAACACCTACCAGACCAGCCGCACCTTGGGCTATCTCAACGCCCACACCAACCAGTTGGTGGATTGGACCTCGATCCAGTCTGCCAGCCTCCTGTTCAGCCGCATGGAAGACCCCCATACCGGCAAGCGTCTGCTGATCACGCCGAACACCGTCCTGGTGAACCCGGCGCGTCTGGCAACCGCCCAGCTGATCTTGGGTGCTTCCGGCACGGAGCTTCGCACCGCTCCTGGGGCAACCCAGTCCAGCGCGGTGAGCTTGAATGTCGCCTCCTCGACGGGCAATCCTTACTCTGGACAGTTCACGATCCTGTCCAGCCCGCTGATCGAGCAGCGTTGCCTAGCATCGGATGGTCTGAACCTGAACCAGGCCAACACCGATGGTCTGTGGTTCATGATGGAGGCTGGGAAGTCCTTCAAGTATATGCAGAACTTCCCGCTGACCGTGACCCAGGCCGCGCCGAACCAGTACGAGATGCTGGATCGGGGCATTGTGGCCACCTACTTCGCCAACGAGCGGGGTATCCCCAGCGTCTGGAGTCCTTGGCACACCGTCAAGAACAACAACGCTTAATTGAGGTAGACGCTGATGCAACCCACCCAGCAAAAGCAACAGCCTCAACAGCAACAGCCTGTTAATCGCCTGTGGGAAGTCTCAGGAATGGGACTCCCACGGGCGTTTATCAAGGCCTATAGCAAAGAACAGGCCAAGAGCGAATACCGTATCCGATACCAGTTGCACGAATCACGCCCCGTGGAGGCGAAGTAATGGCAGCAGCGGATGATATTAGCTCCGCAATCGACAACCTTGCCGCTGCCATCAAGGAGGCTACGGTCAATCCGAAACCGAATTACACGGTTGACGGTCAATCCGTAAGCTGGGGTGATTACCTTCAAATCCTGACCAGTCGCCTGGACGGTCTGATGAAGGCCAAACAAAGTCTTGCCGGTCCATATCAGCGGATGTTGAGGGTAGTATCCCGATGAAGTACGCAGCAATTAGCGCATCCAGTTCCGGCTCAAACACGGTTGTAGCTGCCGTGACCGGGAAGCGAATTCGGGTTCTGTCCTATGTGATGGTTGCTGCCGGTGATGTGACGGCAACCTGGCAATCGGCATCCAACAACCTTAGCGGTGGCATGGCATTGGCCGCGAATGGTGGTGCTGCCCCTTCCGCTGGACAAGCCACTCCAGGTGGGCTGATTGGCCAGTTTGAGACCAACCAGGGTGAGGCACTCAACCTCAACCTCTCAGCTGCGGTTTCAGTTGCTGGCCACCTGACTTACATCGTTACCGATTGAGGTGACTGATGCCTATCGTAGCTATGGTGGAAATACGATATTCCTCGCCTAGGGGAATTCCGGCTGGATACAATCCAGCCAATGTTTCCACCAAGCTACGCAACATTGCCCAGGCTGTTGTCAGGCAGCATAAGGAAGACATCAATCGGAATTACTACCCAAAAAGGATTGCATCGAGTTCTGAAAGAGACAGAAACGGAGTCCCAAAAGAATTTCCAAAGCGCAGAACAGGGAATCTCCGCAAAAGTGTTGGATACGCACCTGCTGCAATCAATATTAGCACGGTGCGAAAGGCTAAGAGTCTGACAATCAGCCTTGGTTATGACGATTCAATCTGCGATCCGGCTAAATTCAATTCTTTGCGCTATGGGGCATACGGGCCAGGAAGAAGATATTTAGCACCCAGAAGGATGATGCCCAACACCGCTCAATCTGTGATTCCAATTGAATTAGCCAAGAGCAACCCAGAACCTTGGACTCCGACCGCAGAGTGGAGACCGCTCACCTGGGAGGTGGTTCCTAGCTGATGGCACTCACATTGGACATAACTTCCGATTATCTCATCTTTGACAACAAAGAGACGATCATTTTCCAGAACCAGGGCGAGTCTGCGATAACCATTCCTAATGTGATTCGCAGACCAGCAGTCATTGGTGTGGATGGTGGTGGTGGATCGATTGTTTACGGGGCCGGGATCGAATTCCTGGTGTTCAAGAACGAGTTGGCTAATGCAATTGTTGCCGACAACTCAGAGACATTGATTGCCACCGGAGAGGATAGCGACTTCCTGGTGTATAGCGATTCCCTGTTTGCGCCAAGGATCAATGCCAGAATAACGGATGAGAAGGGCAAGCATTACAGGGTCGATATTATTGACGATGGGGCATATCGGACACGCTGGGCAATCCGCGCAACATCGGAAGCGGCGGAAGGTATCAACTAATGAGCGTTTTCTACCAGATTCTGGATGCGGTCAGGGATCGGCTGGCAACCATTCCCAGCGTCCCAACTATTGTCATTAGAAAGCGTCCAGTTCTGGTTCAGGAAGATACGGTTCCCATCGTCATCGTTTCCCCTGGACGGGAGATTATCGGTGACGAGGCATTCGGCAATATTGTCGAGTACCTATATTCGGTTGAGGTGACGATCATCCAGGCTGGAAATAGGGTGTATGAGGCGGATGTGGCCACCCTGTTCGACCTTCGGGAAAACATAAGGAACCAGCTTTTCCAGCCCCTGCTTTCTGGAGCGGCATCCGTTTACGACTGTCAACTTGAAACAAATCCGGCGTTTGAGGTTGTATCCGGTCAGGCAAGTAATTACGATATTTCAGGTATGGTAATTACTTATAAGAGCGTCGAAACGAGGATTTCGTAATGGCGATTACCCATACCGCTGGGATAAATTTCAGCGCAAATAATGGAACACCCGCGACTTTCCAGGCAAGCCAATCGGCTGATGGTGAAGTGAATCTGGATGTGACGATTGCCCCTGCGGCAAGCAACTTTGTGGTTGTCTGCCCGATTGACGCAAGCCAGGTCAAGTCAATCCTCATGTACGCCGATGCCGCCATGACTGTGGTCACCAAGAGTTCCGGCGGATCGACGGTTGACACATTCACCCTGGTAGCCAACAAGCCATTGTTCTGGCAATTTGGGTTCCCCACAAACTGCCCGGTTACCAATGACTGCGCTACGCTTCAGGTAACCAGCACCCCAGGTGGAAATCTCAAACTGTTCGTGCTTGAGGATGTCTGATGGCACTAACGCTGGCATCAGTTTCCGGTAATTTGTCTTGGACCCAATCCAAGACCAATACTGGATTTCAGGACACGATTCAGGGAATTGACTCGTTGTCTGCAACAGTTGCACCTTCGCTTACAGGTGCGACACCGGCCAATGTTGTGTATGCCGAGGAGAGGGCTCTCGGTGCATCGGCATCGCAGACATACGATCTCCAATCTTTGACTGATTTCCTAGCGCAATCTTTGGTAATGACCAGAGTTTATGCGATTGCGATCAGTTGCTCTGCTGGTTGGGTTACCCTGGAGAATGGTGCATCTAACCCGCTTACCTGGCCACTATCTGGAACTGCACCTGCAATGGTTGTAACTTCCGGCGGATTCTTCGTATTTGGACAATCCACCTCCAAGGCTGTTAGTGCATCGGTCAAGACTATAAAAGTGACTGCCGGGGGTTCTGGTGGAACATACAAGATTGCAATCCTAGGAGGTCAGTAAGATGCCTTTCTACGCTGGTAAGAATGCGACTCTTTCCATTGGTGGTGTTGCCTATCCGATGGATACCTGGAGCATTGCCATTGAGACAGAAGAGGTCGAAGTGACAAACTTCCAGTCTGTTGGCCAAAAGAATCTGATTGCCGGTATTCAGGGCGGCACCGTTTCTGCCTCTGGACCGTACAACGGAACCGCGCCATCCAGCGGTGCGTTGGCAAGTTTCACATTCGGCATCAGCGGCGCGGTCACCCTTGGACCATATCAAGTCCTAATCACCAGCGTGACCGTTGACACATCGGTCAAGGAAAAGGCAACCATCGAGGTTTCAGGGTCTCTCGCAGCAAACCTGGGATAATGTAGATGCCAGCCTTTGGCGCAAATTATCCGACAAGAGAAACAACCTCGCCCTATTACTCAGGTTATAGGGCGAGGATTCAATTTGATAACATCTTTATGACTGCTGACTCATGGGCAGCAGAAATAAAGGACGATCCTATTGAACTGAATACTGTCCAGATATTCAGAAATTCAAACATTGACGAAGCACTTTCTGTTGACTACCCAACCTGGGATATGAACGGAACCCCGGCCACCTATGTCAAAGGTGGGATACGGGACACAACATTTAGATTGCATGGATTTCATAAGGACGCATTAAATCTGCCGACATTCGGAAAAACTGCCGTCCTAACCCTGCTAGTTGGCGGGATTATACTTTTCAGATCAGAAAGAGCGATATTAATAAGCGCAAGTTATAGTGCCTCAGTAAAAGGTACTATAGAGTTTGATTTTGAAATGAAAGCTTCGGCCACATCCGTAAATACGGATACCGACCCACTCCCGAGGTTCTAAGATGCCCATTAATACTGTTTCAGATGTTATAGGGACTCATGGTGCGCCCCTGGAATGGACCGACAGCCAGGGAAAGAAGTACCAGTTATCCTTGATCAACCTGAAAGCCCAATCCAAGATCGAGCGCATCATCGAGGGTGACGCGATTGAGGCATTGAAAGCGCACAAGGATTTGATCAGCGAGGATGATTACAGGTTCCAGTTTTCAAGGCTTTTGAGGGATATAACCCAGGGCCGCTTCAACTTTGGTGGAGAGTATTTCCAGAATGCGATTGAGACCATCAAGGGTGTTAGCGCAATGGTCTCTGTGGTTTTCAATGTTGACAGGGACGAGGCCATGCAGTTGATCACAGCAGAACCTGAAGTGAAAGAGGTTCTTTCGATGATCACCGAGAGGTCATACCCAAAAAAAGCGGTGGCCCCGACGAATCCGTAGGCGAACCAAATTGGCCACAGATCGTCGCGGGCCTTTTGGATGAGCCTTTCTGCCTGTCCATGTCCGAAGTTTCAAATCTGACAATGCGCCAGATATCCCTGCTCTATTACAGAGAAAGGGATAATAAGGGTATTCCAAGACCAATTAAACAGATGTATGATTACGACGAGGACGGCAAGCTTATTGACCGTTCCAAGGACGAGTTCTTCAATCTTGGAATGGCATTGGGCCTGACTCCAGAGGAACTGGAGCGAAGGTGGGAGGAAGCGCAAAGTGGCAAATAGCTTCGGACCATCTGGGGCTGGTGGCGATCCTGTATCCAAGTCAATTGGTGATGCCGTAGATTCAATACTTCCAAAGGAAGTTGTCTCGAAAGTAAAGCAGTCATCCAAAGCGGTTAGTGATGCTGTTTCCAGCTTCGCGAAAGGACTTGCGGCTGGCGCACAGAAGATGAAGGAGGCATCTGTCGAGAGGCAGTACAACCTCCTTCAGGAAATAAGGGATGAGAAGCAGTTCAGGAGAGATTTTGCTGCCTGGATGAAGCAAGAGGCGAAGGACGAGCTTCAATACAAGAAAGACATCGCCTCGCTTATGAAGGAAGAGGCGAACAAGGAATTGCAATATAGGAAGGATATTTCAAAGCTGATTGAGGATCAGCTTAAATATGAAATGGATTTTTATGAGTTGGTGACCAAGGAAAACCAGAAGATAGCAGACGAGGAAAACAAGGCGGCAGAGGATAGGATTAGAAGGCTAAGGGAAGACATCCAGGCCAGGGCAGCAATTGAGGATGCAGCCAACAGGGAAAGGGCTGGAGTAATTGCGTCGATTGTTAGTCTGGAGAACCAGAAACACCGGGAAATGGAGCAGAGCAAGAAGGATTATCTTGACTCTGTAATCAGCCTGGAAAAACAAAAGTACGACACGATTCTTCAAGACCAGAAGGATTACATCAATTCAGTAGTCAGTCTAGAAAAACAAAAGTACGACACTATTGAGAGAGACAGGCGCGAAAGCCTTGCGGCACAGATAAGTCTGATAAATCAAAGAGCAGCTGCCCTGAAGGAGGAGCAGTCGAAAAAAGACCAGGAGAAGATTGCGAAGCTGCGTTCCGAAGAAGAATATCGCATGGGCGGTGTTGGTCGCCTCATGGATGTGGTCAAGAATGTTGTTGGCGGATTCAGGATTTTCACGGGATTGTTATCGGATGCAACAAAATTTGTTGCGGCATTCAATCCAGCACTTGCCTTTCAGCTTGGATTTGCGTTCAAGGATTTGTACGCAACAATAGGTCTTGCCCTTCAACCAGTCATTGAAGGTTTGATTGCCGGTTTAAGGACGCTTGCCGATTTTCTTGTTCCAATAGCAAAGGAATTTGCGCCATTATTTGCAGATTTGACTAGTGCCGTCCTAGATGTGTTTGTCGGGCTTATCCCGTATCTTAGAGATTTCCTTAGCGTAATTGGCCTTCTTATTCAATGGTTCACATTGTTTATAAAAACCATTGCATTTTTGATCGATCCGATTGTCATGGCGTTGACTGGTTTTGCATTTGTCTTGGTTTATGAGGCAATTAAATCTGTTGTTTTATTCGCCACATCGGTAATGACGATGTCTGCATTGATGACTGCTGGATTGAGTTTGGTAATTGGTGCGGCGGCATCATTGGCATTCTGGTTCTTGAGAGCGACAGGAATATTCAAGGGCATTGAATTTAAGTCTGGTGCTGCCGCTGGCATGGGTGCGCGGCAAGCATCTTACTCTGGAATTTCAGAGTTTGGAAGAGGTTTGTTGCAACAAGGCCTTGGAAGTTCAACGGCAACAGCAACCATCCAGACCGCAAATAATACCAAGCGTTGCGCTGATGCTCTTGAGAGAATGGAGAACGGTGGCGGATTCAAGAAGGCAATGGGTAATTTAATGTTTGGTGGCGGTGGCCCAGGCGTGCAAGTTAAACCGGCGGGCGGAAAAGACAGACAGAAGAATGCCAATCCACTTTTGGCATGGGCCTGGGGAGTGATGTTCTAAAATGCCTACAAACCCAACAACCGAGATTGCCGCCGAGATGACCGGAAGGACAAGTCCTTCAACGGCAAATTTCTCCATTGGTGGTGGCGCAGCATCAATGGACTTCATCATCCCCAGGTCAGGGATGGGAAGAGTCATACAGCAGATATTGGGTTCAGCGGAAATAACCGCGCAGGGTTCACTCAAAAGGGAACTACCAGCGGCGCACCCTTATTATGACTGGTTGTATGCCAGCAAAATCAGCGCAATAGAAGGCATCAGCCTGGACGGTCTGGCAACAGCAGACCAGTACCAAAGGATAGTTCAGACGCACTTTAAAGACTTAGCTATTTACGAAAACTACAAGGTGACAGTTGAGTTTGAGCCAAGGCCTTACATCCTAATACCGGATGACATTTTAAAGGGATCATGGATTGCAAATGTCCCAAATTATTACAACATTGACAATGATTTCACCACTTTTCTGGATTGTGCTGAATATCAAAGATTTGTTGAAATCTCGATAGAACCAAGCGCAGAGTTCCTAACTACTGCCACAAATAGTTTCGTTTATAAAGGCGGAGACGCTGAAGGCAGATTTATCAACACGACAAATGGTAGTGGTGTTAATGTCATAATATGCAAACCAACCGTTCAACTCACATGGTACTTCGTTCCATATAGGATGGTGTTTTCCAGGAATATTCAAGACGCATTGGGCAAAGTTAATCAATATCAATTTTATGGATATCCAGCTGGGAGTCTTCTGTTTAAGGGGATAGAAGTAAACAAGTATTCGCCTCCATACCAGACGATCGGTCAGGGGCAAGGTGTAGCACCTGAAACGACAAGAATGTGCGACATAACATTCGTATTTGAGCTTTTCGCACAATCTCCAAATGACTTAGCTGATGGACTTCCGGCAAGTACACCTTTCAAAATTGTCTATGGTCACAATCTTGTTATCTGGGCGGAAGACTTCAAGTATTATTTCGCAGAAATATCACCAACCAGGCGCGGTTCTGGTAGACCTGTTTATTCATCCTACAGGATGGAAAAACTTTTCAGGTATGATGCGTAATGGCTACTATCCAAAGGATACCAGTCAGCGGGGATGGGACTGTTGCGGTTCCAAGCGAATGGTTTATTGCTAGGATCACATCGGTTGCCGCATCACAATCTGGTTCAGCATCTTGTCTTGGGTATGCTCATGGATGGATTGAGCAGTCAATCTGTGCCAATGGGTTCAGCTACGAAGATGATCCTGAAGGACAATCTGGAACAACAACCGTCGATCCAGCCTTCGCATTGGATGGTACTCAGGCATCGGTCGATGACATAGTTCTTATGAGACCAAGATCAATTGGGGCAAACGATTTGACCATCTTTGAGTTCTTCAAGGGTGGTGGAACACCAAACAACCTTGATTGCCCCCATGTAACATCAGTCCAATGTACCGGCGGAATGTTGGTTGTAACTTATGACACGACCTGTGTGGGCGTATGAGTACTACGGTAATAGACTGCAAAACCCTCGTACCTGGGACAACCTATGCTCCAGCATATTTCCCCTGCTGGGGTTTGAGGGAACTTCCCGCGACGATGTCCTTCACCGCTGGACCGTCTACTCCAATCCCGCCAAACACCACCTGTAACACGGGGTGGCCAACCACGGTTATAACCGGGACATTGACCAGGACCGGGGCTTGCGACTTTGCCTGGGGATATTCTTCAGGATCATTTGGGATTATCTTCGCCTGGACTAATGCTGGGCCACCAATCAGTTGCACCATCAACCAGGCCGAATTGTATCCAGATTGGTCGCTGGATAATGTGACGGGCACTCCAACTGGATCGTGCAGTCAGAACCCTTCCACAGGGATCGTGACATTGACATTCACGGGGATAATAAGTGACGGGATGTGTGAAGCACCTGTAACAATTACATTTAATGGGTGATTTATGAATTGGTCAGAAGTTTTTGAATATAAAAAAGGAGAACTGTTCTGGAAGATAAAAATTAAAAAAGCAAAACCGGGAATGGTTGCTGGCGGAAGAGATTCATACGGATATAGAACAACAACTTATAAATGTAGGACATACAAAGTTCACAGAATAATTTGGGAGATTCATTTTGGAGAAATACCAAAAAACAAAGTGATAGATCATATAAATGGAATTGTTGATGATAACAGAATTGAAAATTTAAGAATTGCAAATTTTAAAGAAAATAATCACAATAGAAAAGTGAGTAAAAGAAGCAAATCTGGTTTTAAGGGTGTATTTCCTTGTCATAGAAATACACCAAATAAGCCTTGGATGGCATTGATAATGAGTAATGGAAAAAGATTTTTTATAGGTGCGTTTAAAACCAAAGAAGAAGCAAATGAAGCATATAAGGCAGCAGCTGAAAAATATCATAAATCATTTTCATTTAAAGGATAATTAATGGGTGCTGGAGCGAAGGCTTATCTGCTGGCCGGGGATTGCAATACTGTGCCAGTCAGGCATTGTATGCCGTTCAAGGAATTCTGCATCCACACCCTTGGATCGTCTCCACCTTTATCAACATTCCCAGATTCTGGATGGTTTGGTTGCGCCGCCTATGCTGCAACACCTGGAACACAACTACTTGAAGACCCAAGAATTCCCGATGCCCTCACAAGGCATCAGCTATATGGTCAGACCACAAGTGCCGTGACATTGCCGACATATTTTCAAGCGGCCAACTTAGCTCCCTGGAGAGAACGCAAGATCATCGGTCCAAGTGACCCATACAACAATCGAGCATCCGGCCCAGCCGTTCAACAGGCCCACATGGCGACGATGGTTCGTCGTAGGCTCAAGAGAACGGCAAGCCCGAATAATTCCAATTATGCGAACAGGTACGGTTTCTATTTCACCGATGCCACTAACGCATTCAACAACCAACCCGACTGGTTGGGGTTCATGCATCCGGCCAACTATTTCTGGACTAACAAGGATGTGGCCGAGCCATTCAACGCGGTCCAATATTACGAGGATTCAGGGACCAATCCAACCAAAGTGGATTCCTATAACCAGAATTTCATCCCGTTTTGCACACCCGTAAACACATACTCATCGGACGGCACCCTTCTTGGACAGTACATCGGCTACACGCTGATTTTCTATTTCGGCATGGCGTTCGTCAAATATCCGATCCCAGGATTCAAGGATGTCGATTATTACAGTCCCCTGGCCATCAAACCGGAAATAAATCCGATCTACCAGCTTTTCTCTGTGGATTGTCACCTGTTCATGGTTGGGAGCGCAGCATCCGGTCAGACCCTGAAGTCGCCCAAGATCGGCTCGTCCAGGTACTGGGTCTACAACAGGGATTCGACCACCTGGAACATCTGCGATCAATATATGTATATGCTTTGCGGGGCATTCAGGTCGAATTGGAAATTCAATGTGACATTCAATTATGTTGGTGGTGGGAACGAGGTCATAAGATTTAACCCATCCAACCTTCAGGTCTATGTGACCCCATGACTCAATACATCCAGAATGTGGCATCCAATGTCTGCGGGGATTTACCACCCACCATTCCCGTCAACATTGACTGCTCATTGTGCGCCATCGGATTCCCCCAGGCTGGCGGGGCGATAGGCGTGACATTTTATGGGCCGATCTGCCCTCCATCAGCAACGCCCAGCCCATCATTTTGGTTGGGGTTTGAGGAGAAAACGGCCCAATTCAAATGCATAAATCCCGGCCAAGACAATGAGCCGAATCCAAATGTCTGGGTAGCCGAATCCCTTTTCTCTGGAGTGTCTGGGGGCAGTTGCGCCAACCAATACAAGTTGCGGGCAGTCTTAACCGCGCTGAACACCACCCAGATCAGCGTTTCCGTAACGATCTATGTGCTGATTCCTGGAATCGGAGGGAATGTTTGGGCCGTTTATTCGACATGGTCAGAAACCCTGACAGAAACCCCCAGCCTCGACCCGACTCCGTATCGTGGACGGGCATTCTCATCACCGACCTACAAAGCTATAACCGTCAGTCAGAACGGCGGGAAAGGCGATCCTGTCAGCTTTGCCAGGATAAATGTTGGCTTGATATCCATGAGGGTTGGTTGCGGCTCAACGGGTAACGCTGTTCCAGACACCTGCGGATTCTGGGACGGCTCCCAATGGTTGACCTGCCTTCGTGGTTTCGTCAAGTCAACAAACAATACTCTGGTAAGGGATTTCACCCAGTTTGGATTCAACACGGCGACCTGCGGGGTAACGGATTCTTGCGGTTGCGACACGATCACATTGACGAATACTGCCCCGCCAACTGGAACCTGCACCTTCAATTCACCGGCATTTGCTGCGACTTATGGACTATTGGGTATACCAGGTGGCATTGAGGCTGTTGGAGCGGTTCAACAGGTTCAACACGCTCCAGGGGTGCAGGGAATCGACATCATCGTCAAGCAGATTGGGAATGGGGTGATCTATATCTGCACGAACGATAACGGCGCGGGATGGGTCATTTCCGCCGCCAATGTGGCCAAGGCCCAGAGTCCGGTGATCCTTACGGCAACCAGGGCGACATTTCAGGTTTGGCTTTACGCCTTGAACTTCCCCAATGACCAGATTCTTCCTGTGGACTGTTATACGCCCCCGGCTGAAGGAACTGTTCCCTTATTTGTTGACGAACCGGGAATCGAGGCGGTTGCCGAACCTGGGCCACCAGTTGATCAGCCCCAGCCATCTCCGGTCATCCAACGGGTTACCATTCCCTGCGTCCACCTTGGAGAGGCGATTCAGGGATCAAACCGCGCCGGATGTGGCAGTTGCAGCAAGTACAAATGCGCCATACATGGGGAATGCAGGAAGATTGACTATTCCCTGGAAGTCAAGCAATGCCTGACTTGCGAAGATTATATTGCCAAATAACACATATGTTTAGTAGACTATGCCAACCACCTTGGCCGCGCCTGGGGACCGTATGGCATGGATTGGCTCAAATTCGCTGAACAATACGGACTTGCTTCGGCTGGATTAGCCTTCGTCTTCTGGTATGTGGTTCTGCCATTAAAAGACCGTCATGTTAAGTTCCTCGACTCGACTGAAGAAACGAATAAGTCCTTGGCCAAGACGGTAGAGAAACAGGCGGAAATACTGGAAGGAATGCAGACTGGTCTTTCCAAGATGAATGAGAAGATTGACAGGATGGAAGAAGTGGTTGAGAAGCTTTCCATCGTCACGCAGCACTTGAGGATGCCCTAAATGTCCCTACCCCTCCTCCACGCTGGACGCACGAATCCCGGCCTATCCGCTGCCCTTGATCTGCGCTTCGCCCTCGACAAAAGCCTGACCGCTTATCGTGGTCCAACTCCATCCTTCTCCCGAGCCAGCACCGGAAGCTACTTCGATGGGAGCGGGGTGCTGCGGTATGCTGCTTTGAACATTAACCTTTATTCGGAACAGTTTGAAAACGCAGTATATACAAAAAGCCAAGGTGCAATTTCAGCAAACCAAACGACTGCTC